TCTGCTTCGTAACGTAAACGATTAGATACTACTTCAAGTAAGTTTTCAGCCCTTATTTGCTCTTCTGGCTTAAGGTTTCGCCATAAACTTTGCAGGTCGTCAATTGTAGCAAATGGTGTCATCTATTGCACCACCTTTTATTATTCAAAAGCATTAACAATCGTATCGATAATAACTGCTTTTTTATCAGATTCATTCACTTCAATTTCGTGTTCTTTTGCGAGTGCAATTAATTCGGCTTTTGTCAATTCTTCTAAGTTGATTTCTTCTTCTACAACTTCTTCAGTTTCTTCTCCAGCCTCACTTTGGCTCTCTTCGAGTTTATCAACTGGATTCCATGCCTTACCAATTATTTTAGAGGTAGTCTCAATGACTACCCCTGTTTTAATGTTTTTGTATTTCATACTAACCCTCCACTCCCGAATCCGTTTCGACAATTCGAGAAAAGTTTTCAGGTAATAAGATTCCCCAACCAATAAACGCCTCAGCACGTAATAAAATTTCGTTACGGTTTTTAAGGTCTCGCCCTGTGTTATCCGGATCACCGTACTCAATAATTTCCATTGGAATATTTAATGCATATCCCCACTTAAAGGAATTAGCGAAATCACCAACAATAACGTGGTCTTTTTCGGCGCCCTCTGCAACAGTTGTCAATGTTTTGTTGACATCAGTAGACATACCGTGGAAATCTTCTGGGCGACCTCCAAAACGGAATTCTGGGTATTGAACAACTCCATTAACCTTAACTTTACCTAGTGCTGATGCAGCTTGGTTTGATAAGGCTAGACCGTTAACATCCCCGTCATTGTTAACTACCGTTTGTACTGCTGTGTCAATATCATCCTCAATGTTTTCAGCGTTATATTCGATAACGTTATCAGTAACTAAACCATCGAAAGAATTCGTCGCTTTAAAAGATGCTTCTGTCATAGATTGTGGCTCTAATCCATGCATTGCCGCTATATCGAATGCTTGTGCAATTTTAACAGAAAAGCCATTAGAAAAAGCATTCAAATAGTTTAATTGCTGTTCTCGAGACGAATATTTAAATTCGTCAGTAATTCGGGCCTGATAAACAAACTTTAAAGGTTTAATAACTTTAGATGTTAACTTTGCCTCGCCTGGCTTTTTATCTTCGCCCTCTCCTACAATTTGAGCATTTCCCTCTAAATTAAAAATAAATTGTTCTGTCCCCGAAAAAGGGATTGGTTCTTGACCGGACAACTTAGCTAATGTAGAGTGCCCTTTCACTTTATTAAAAATATCCTTTACGATTTCAGCTGGAAACAAACTACCTGCTTTTAATGAATTGTGCGTATTAGCCATAAAATAACCTCTCCTTAAATTTATTTTTCGCCGACCAACTCGTCTAACATTTGCTCCATTTCTTTATTTTCTTTATTCACATCTGGTTCATTCGGTTTTAATGGTAAAGTAGGTTTCTTATTAACAAACCCTGCTAAAGTTTCCGCATCGGCTTTAAGTTCTTCTTCCGTTTCCCCACTTAAACGACCAGCTAATTCAAGTGGGATACCTGCTTTGATTGCAACGCTAGTCTTTAAGTCTTTAAGTTTGTACTTTTCTAGTTCATTCTTAATCTCATCGACACCAGACAATTCGGTTTCTTTCGTTTGCAAGGTTTGTTGTAAATCGTTAAGTTGCGTTTCTAACGATTCTTTTTCCTGCTTTAAATTATCGGCTTCGGTGAGTTTGTCCTTGTATGACTGGACAGACTTGCCATACTCGGCCATTACTTTATCAACAACATCATCTTCTAAACCTAGGTTTTTCAAAAACTCTCTATTCATAAAAAACTACCTCCAATTTTTAGTTACGATTTTTTAACGTGGTCACGATCCACGACTAGCTTTAATAGTTAACGTCCATAAATGCTAAAATGACGAAAAATAAGCATAAAAAATAAGCCTGTTTATGACGTCTAGTGCTTAAAGACGTGGTTAATCTTCCGTTTCGATTACTTCATAATCATCTTTTACGATAATGTCATTCTTACCAATTGAAGCTATTAATTCTTTTGTTTCTCCAGCAATAATGTTGATTACCTTTTTGTTGTTTGCTTTTTGCAACTCCTTACGAATCAACTTTAATTCCTTTGCGATTTCTTTAGCATATTTGTCGTTCATGTAGTCAATCCTCCATTTCGGCTAACACTTGATTTTTGGCAACTTCCAAAATCCCCATCAATGATAGACTGCTCTCTTGGCTATACCAAGTTTCGATCACTCTATCTGGACGTTTCACAACAATTGCTATTTCGTCAAAATCTTTCACATTCTCAAAAACCATGTTCAAAAATTCTTCATTGGTTTGCCCACGTTCTTTTTTTCGCTTTGCTTGTGCAAAGTCCAACACGTCTATCATCCCCCTAATACCTTATTCTCTGCTTCTTAACTTCCTTAGCTTCAGCACATGCCCAATGTGCCAAAATCATAGAGTCCATTAGTGCAATATCATTTTCTTCAACTTGTGATCTATAACCAAAACCACCGCTTGTACCAATATTGCGCTTATCACAATTTGTAACTACCTGGAATAATGATGGTTGGCTCTTATGTTTTATTGTCTGTTGGAATAACGCTTGTTCAAACATTGAGTTTGCCAATATTATCTCTTTAACAGTAGGTAACACCGGCTTCTTTAAACCTGCTCGTTTCATTGCTTCGGATAGTATATCCTGACCATTTGCGCCGTCAATTACGACTTGCTGAACATCTGCATTACGTAAAAAATGTATGATCCAGTCGTTTCCGTTTCGCAGACTTTGACAATCAATAGTTTCAACGAATATATCATCGTCTTCCGTTTTGACCGCGATGCTCATAGCTACGTTTGTGCCATCATAGCCATACTTGATGCCTACAAATAACTTACCTTTAAGCTTGGGTAACTCATCGACATGTAATTCTTTCCATTCGTTTTCGGAAATAGCGGATTTTTGGTTATATTGAATCCACAAGCCTAAACGTTGAATATTAAAGTCTAAATCATCTGTACCGAGTTCTGCTCTTATATTACGTTCAGAAACTCGTAACCCTAAACTAGGATTCGTTTGATACCATAAATCTACGTTTCTTAAATCGTCAGTTTCTTTATCAATGCTCCATTCCGCCCAACCATCATCTTCAGACACACCAAACAAGGCATTCTCCCTAAGTTTTGTAAAGACAGTTCCACTAGATATTGGGGTTGGTGGTGTTCCTGTTAGAATTGTTTGGGGGTTTGGACTTGCGGCAATTGTATATTGCAAAGCTGACCGCTCGTCATCTGTATATTCTTGCGCTTCATCAATTACAAGCAGGTCAAAGCTCTCACCTAAACCTCCAGTAGAAGTTCGAGTTCTGAAATCAACACGACCACCAGTTTCATATAATTCAATACTTTCGCGTCCAGTAGCCTTTATTTTATGAAAATCTTCTTGTTCTTCATATCCACTTTCTTCTAAAATTGCTAACAATCGATTGAAAGCAGCAGCACTCGTTGTTGTTCGGTGGGCAGTATGTAATATACGTTCCCCATCAAACAAACCTTTTAATTCTCTGATTGCTATAATCTCATTCTTACCATTTTGACGTGGAACCGCATATCCAAAATTCATATGAGTCCATAGGCCATCTTCGTTAATAGCCATCATTGCATTTACTAAAAATCGTTGCCAATCGTACGCATGACGTCCAGACTTCTCATATAATTCTATTGCTTCATCGCCTAGTGATTTTTCATATGGTAATATTAAAGATCTTGTAGGTGTTTGCGATCCGATTCGTTTTGTCATTTACATATGGCTACCTCCATTCTTTCGTCCACACATTTTGTCTTCTTGCATCTCCTGGGTCATATTCTACTGTACATCGACAACGATCGTGTCTAGCATAAACACCATCAGGTACGTCAGGATATTTATATTCTCCTGCCATGTCTTTACACCAATCGCAAGGATCTGCTCCGTGAGTTGTTCTAATTACTCGTGGTGATAGTCCAGTTTTCCCTAAAAAGTTAATGTTTTCTTTTAACGTGTCATCGACTGCCGACTGCGTAAAATTGATAACAGGTTCATTTAATATCCAAGCGACTTTGTCAAACTCATCTTCTGCATCTATTCTGTTGATGATGCTTTCAATTCTAAACTCATTTACTTTAGGTTTAACTCCTTTTAAGTTTAAACCTACCGATCTATTCAACTGCTCTTGCACTTCTGCTGATATGTTACTCACTATCTCATAATTGTTTGATAGTGTAGGTGTGACTATACGCTCTGCAATATTGTAGTACATTTTACCATCAGGTAAATCGTCTGAACTAATATGTTCACTAAATACATTCGCTAATATCGTTCCAGTTTCAATCGCGTAATCATTTACAATTTTGTAGTCGGCCTTGCCATCATCTACTAACTTTCTTATTCTTTTTAGCTTTTTGTTACGTTTGAAAGCTATGTCAAAATCACGTTGTATGGTTGATAGTAAAGAGGGTACAATATCCATCACTCATCACCCTCTACACCGGTTAGATCACGTAAATTATTTTTACCAAAAAAGTTTGGAACGACTTGATTAATTTTACCAACACCATCACCAATAGTTGAAATAGAACTTGCATCAGGTTTAAAGATTGGCTCCCATTTAGGTTTTGTTCGATAAATTTCATAACGCTCGTATGGAAAGTTATCTCTTAATGATGCAGCTAAATAACCTGCATTTAAGAAACCGTTTGAAAAATCTCTTTGTGCTTTTTCTGCCATTAAACGTAAGTTTTCATGGCTTGCTTTAATCGCCTCTGCACTTGATGGATTATCACTCGGGAATCCTAAATCGTCTAACGTCAACCCTGTTTCCCCAGCAAAACCAGCAGCGGCGGTTCTTAATTGTTCTGTAAACGGAGACATTGACGGTACATTAAATTGTCCTACTTTAGGGACGTCCCCATCATTATCTTTCGAAATTTCTAAAAGAGACGCAATAGTCGCTTTCCATTTATCTATTTCCTCAACATCTTGTGATGTACCTACTACATATTTTTGCGGCCAAGAATAAAACTCAGCTGTAATGTCTGCTCGCTCCAAGGTGCGCTTTGCGTATTTTTGATAATAGATAGCAGACGGTGTTATTCGTGACCTGCCAAATGGACGTGTCGCGTCCGGTCTGTGAATGATCGGGACCAAAAGCGGGGCAGGAACATTGTTTTCAACAGAGTTCGCTAACTCACCATTAACGTAATAGTCCGTTCTTCCCGTCACGAAGTATAATTCTTCTGATGGGTCTCCGTATTCGTCACGACTTAAAACAGCGTAACCTTCTGTTAATAATCGAGTGACCGGATCGAGTATTCCTGTCGCTTCGCTTCCTTGAATGACTTGGAGACGAGGAAATCCATCGTTACCCTCTGAAATGTAAATGAAACTACATGAGTTTATAAGTGCAGATAACTTTGCATCGTCAAACAAGATGTCAAAACTGTTTAACTCGTATATCTCGTTGATGTTAAAATTATCATTATCAAACTCTCTAAACACTAGCCTATCTGCTAGACTATCAACTGCTTTTGCACCCCAGCCAAGTGTTGCCCTATACTGTTGTCTTAATTTTGGTGGTATTGTTATTCCCGGACTTATGTCAATATTTTTCATATCATAGATTTCTTGACGCTTTATAGCGCCATTCCTGTATGCATTTAACTTGTTGCGCAAATAGTCTATTCCCTTTAATTTTTCCATTTTTTCACCTCTTTCTAAAAACCGCACGAGAAAATCTGCACA